ATGGCAGCACACGAAGTATTCGCAATGATATCCGACGAAACAGTACAGAATGTGGTGGTAGGACAATATGAAGGAATCAACCGAGTAACACGGTGCGTATATGGTGACGATGCCTTTGCGGTTGATTGCCTGCAATATCCCTGTGAGATAGGAGATAAGTACATAAACGGCGTATTTTACAAGGCCGATGGGACAACACCAATCAATAGACTACCGACTGACAAAGAAGAGATTCAGCAGTTAAAGGCAGATAATGCACAGTTAACAGTAGCAATGGCAGACATGATAGGAGGTGCAATGTAATGCTATCCAATATACAGCGCAACATCATTATCCGGGCCCTGCGGATTCGGAAAAGTCAAGGAGAGGAACCGGCAGACATCTTGGAAGGTTACAAGAACCTGACAGAAGAGGAAAAGGCAGAGCTGTTGGAAGCCTTAGAAGAATAGGAAAGGTGAGGTATATGATATGCAGATACCCACGGATATCATGGTGGCGCTCATCGGCCTGCTTGGGAGCGCTGCGGGAGCTTTTGTAGGTGTGGTAACATCTGCCAAGCTGACCAATTACCGGATTGAGCAGCTAGAAAAGAAGGTGGATAAGCACAACACTGTGATTGAACGCACATACAAGCTGGAGGAGACTCAGGCGGTCATACAGGAACAGATTAAGGTTGCCAACCATAGGATTGGCGACCTGGAAAAAGAAAGAGAGGAATAGAATATGGATTTATCATTTTTTAGCAATTATGCGGTGGCGGTCATTGTAGGCATTTGCTTGATTACAGGTTACATAGCAAAAAAGTGGGTGAAAGACCTGGACAACAAATACATCCCTACCATGGTGGCCATCTTGGGAGCGGCACTTAACATCTGGATTGCGGGAAGTGTAAGCCCGGATATCATTCTGGCCGGAGCCTTTAGCGGTCTTGCAAGTACAGGCCTGCATCAGGCGTTTAAACAGATGATAGAAGGTTAATTGGACGTTGCGATATCGCAACTTGTGACGTCACAACTTTTCATGGCTCAGGGATGCCCCCTGGGCCTTATTTTTTTTTTGAATGGAGGAAAACACTATGAGTAACACATCAGCAGGATTAATTCAGCATTGCCAGGACAAGCTGGGCACCCCTTACGTCTACGGCGCCAAGGGCGAGGTCCTTACCCAGGCCATACTGGACCGCCTCGCCCGAGAGAACCCAGGCACATACACATCCACCTACAAAGCTAAGGCAGCCAAGTACATAGGCCAGCGCTGCACGGACTGTTCCGGCCTCATCAGCTGGTACCCGGGGCGCACCCGCGGCAGCTACAACTACCACGACACAGCCGTGGAGCGCGTGGGTATCGACCATCTGGACGAGTCCATGGTCGGTTGGGCGCTCTGGAAGCCGGGCCATATCGGGGTGTACATAGGTGATGGTTGGTGTATTGAGGCCAAGGGCATCAACTACGGGACTATCAAGTCCAGAGTAGCGGCCACGCCCTGGCAGAAGGTGCTTAAACTGAGGGATATTGATTATACCCCGGTCCCAGTGACATACACCCAGGGCTTTCAGCCGGCCGCAGACGGGCAGCGCTGGTGGTACCAGTTTGCAGACGGCAACTATGCGGCTAACGGCTGGTACTGGCTCCAGGAGATGGAGCGGAGGACATGGGGATGGTACTTATTTGACAGCGAGGGTTATATGCTGACCGGCTACCAGGTGGACCCCGCCGGCGAGGCATTTTTACTCTGCCCAGTAATAGGCAGTAATGAGGGCAAGTGCATGATTACGGATGCCAGGGGAGCGCTCCGGATTGCAGAAGAATACGACATGGTAAATCGTCGGTATGTGTTCGAGTGGTGACACTGATGCCAGATAAGGATGGGGATAACAGAGGAGATGGGTCTAGTCCATAGGACCAGACCCATCCATGTACAAAATATTCGGGGGCATAGATGGTGACATCTACGAAAATATTATATCGACTAAATATAGACAAAGTATGAATAGGAAAACTAAAAAGATAACTTAAAAAAATTTTTAAAATCTGCAACTTTTTTGAAATACAATACGTCTAATATTATGAAATTATAAAAAGGAGGATTTGATAATGAAGAAAAGAAATGTATTTGTAGCTACTTGTGTAACTTTGATGTTGGTTGCGGGATGTTCCGCGCAGAAAGGTGAAGTATCTTCCGCAGCGCCTACACAGATAGTTAGCACTTCGATAGCGGAAAGTACGCTTGATGTGTCTTCCACTAAAAGCGGTGAAAATAGAATGGCTGAAGAAGAATCCACTCTTACAGGTACTATCAGTGACATTAAGGATTTTATGTTTGTTATCACCGATGGGGATGGAGTGGATTATGTTCTTAGCTTTGAAGGAGAAAAACCAGAAGGATTATCTTCTGTCAAAGAAGGAGATACGGTTTCTGTTGTTTATACAGGAAAACTGGAAGAAACAGAAGCATTCACTGGAACTGTGATTTCTGTGACAAAAAAGTAGCAGGTTTAATTGTTAACTGGAAAAATTTTAAGGCGCCATAATGGCGTCTTTTGTTATTAGTAACGAAAAACACCTCAATGTTAATTGAAAATTGAACTGTTGTTCACAGCCACATGCTTACTGAATTTGTCACAAGTAAAAAATGTATGGAGAAAAATACCGAAAAAAGCGTTTATATATATATATAAACGGTGGGGAGGTATAAAGTTATGATTGAAGGAGCTTATGTACAATATCAGTCTGCCAAGGCGGCAGAGGACATGTTTTGTGAAATGAGATTGCTTATAAATGATATTATGATGAATCATATTCATTTCATCAGTGACGAGACAGCCGCTACTGTTTTGGATTTAGCCATCAGGATAGGGGAGGCGGAAGGCGGAGAGTGATGGAGGCAGATACCAAATGTTCGGGTGCGCATGTTCTGAAAAAGAGGAGAGGCTGACAGTTTTCTGCCGGCCTCGTTTATGAGAAAACATGTGCCGGTTGACAATGGGGTTAAAGAAAAGATAGACACATGATTCCAAACATGGAATATATCAAACAAATGTGAACAGATTATGAACAAGAAAAAATCATGATGCAGGCGGGTTCCGGAATACCGGGCCCGCCTCATTTGGTAGGCAGTGACTACGATTTGCCTACCTTGCACAAGTTTTTCTATAACACGCTTGGTTACGCTATAGTACTTCTGGTTTTTCTATTTCTTGAAAATCTCTTATTTTAAAAGATAATAAGTTACGCTATAATATTGTGTAGCACACATGGTTTTTTGACATCGACTTACGGTGCATGTCGAAACCGCCGTGTTGCTCGTGCGGAACGGTTGATTCTAGGCGGGGTTGCGGGGGTATTTGGTGGAAATGGAGTTGTGTTTTTAAAGGACTAGAAATGGATAAGTTTCCGTTTGGGTGGGGACGGGGTACGCCTGAGAGTTAGAAAATGATGGTTTTATCGGGCAATAGATACAATCCGGCAAAACCCATACCCTTTAGAAAAACGTGAATATCTCGGCATATCGCCTTATTAAAGCAATTAGGTAGGGATAGATAAGAGATAATAATTAGTAAGGTAAAGATACATGAGAATGGCAGTAGAAGGGAAGTGACATATTTGGAAAATCTTCGATATTATCAAAAAGAGGCAGTTGAAAATATATATGAATTTTTCAAATCTGATAAATGTAAAGCCAAAATGTATATATCAACAGGGCTTGGTAAAACGGTAATTATTGCAGCTGTAATACAAATAATATTAAAAAATAATAATGCATCTATACTAATTCTGTCATCGAGGTCTATGCTGTGTGAGCAGATAAAAATTGTACTATTGCAAATGATTGAATATGTGAATATAGCAACGCATGTACGTGAACTAAAAGAACAAAAAATTCTAATTACGACATATCAAGATGTTATTAAAAACAGATTGAACTTTAGTCGATTTGATTTTATGATTTGTGATGAGGCTCAATTTTTAAAAAAGGAAAGGTGCCTTGAACTGTTGAATATAGAACATATAAAGGCTTTGGGTGTGTTGCAAAATTTAGAATCATCTGAAGATTGGTTTTATGATGCAGAATGTTTATATACATATACGATCAAGGATGCAGTTAAAGATGGTTATAGTGGGTATATAACTGAAAGAGAATTTATAGAACGCTTTTTAATAAAATTATTAGATTATCGAGGATATAAAAATATTTTAAGAGAAGTAAAAATATCCAATGAGCCTAAAAGTAGTATGCGAGCAGATATAGTTGCGGAAAAAGATAAAAAAATAGTTCTAGAAGTGAAGTATTACAGAAATTTATATAATTCAAAGGTTATTCTTAATAATGCTTTAAAGCAAATTTTGCAATATAAACAGATTATGCTTTCTAATAATCTGGCTGAAGAAATCTCTTTTATTATTGTTATGCCATGCGAAATCGATGAAGATTCGCAAAGAGAAATTTTTGATAGATTTGATGTGGAAATATGGGATATAAGTAATTTAATATATTTATGTGAGGAAAATAAGGATCTACTGCAATTATTGACAAGTTGCATTCCATATTCCACTTTGGAGATAGAAGCAAAAAAACCAATAAATGTAAAAGTAAAAACAAATGACACTACAATAGATGAAGAGACAATATCCTATGTAGAAGTTTTTCAAGAGAAGCTGGAAAAATGTAAATCGGGTAGGTTGGATAATGCAGATAAGAAGTATGAAATAATCTGCACAGAAATAATAAAATATCTATTTGAGACAGAGTTTTTTAAAATTTCAGAACAGCATAAAACAGACGATGAGATGTTCCGTATGGATTTGTTGTGCTCGTTAAAAGGGACAACGGAGTTTTGGAAATTTCTTATAACATTTTATCATACAAAATTTGTTGTTTTTGAATATAAAAACTATTCGGATTACATTTCGCAAAACTTAATATATATTACAGAAAAATACTTATTTCCTGTCGCGCTAAGGAATGTGGCTTTCATTATTTCACGAAAGGGTTTTGATTCAAATGCCCAGAAGGCAACTTTAGGGTGTTTAAAAGAAAGTGGAAAATTAATTATTAGCTTGGATGATAATGATTTAATAAAAATGATATATATGAAGGAAAATGGTGAGGAACCATCGGATTACCTTTTAGATAAAGTTGAACAAATATTGATGTCGGTAAGTAAATAACCTATGAAAAAATAGCATCATATTTATATACCACATAATTTATGTAAACCTTACTATTTGGCAAAAATGTATACTGTCTGGCAAAAGATATACCTCGTGGCGAAAGTGAAAAATTACTGAAACATTCTTTTGCTCATGTTATACTTATTGAAATAAATTGTGATTTGGTTTTGTTGGTTATAAAGGTAAATTTGTACATAAGTGTGGCTTGGGAAACTGTGGAATGTGAAAAGAACGTTAATGTTTATTGTAAAAAAAGATATAAAGCTAATAGATTAAAACTTCCAAAAGTGATAGAAACTATGATTTATTTGGAGGTTGCGAATAGTTTTAAAATTCTACAGCGATACAGAATATGAAAAGGATTGTATGTATTGATTCGATTTGGCAAGTTGTAAATAATAAATTTACAAATCAAGAGAATTGAAAGAAGCGTTGTGTGTAATAGGGAATACGATGAAAATATCAAAAATAAAATGTGAAGAAAATAGATGCTTATGAAAAACAGATGATAATTTGTTATGCTGAAAAAGGGAGATGCCAAATGTACCAACGATATTGATTCAAAAGTGTTTTAGACATGCAAAATAATTAAGACAGGGGTGTTTAATGGATAAGAAGGAAATTGTTTTATTTACAGATGGCAATGTTGCGTTAGAAGTACCCATAACACCGGAGCAGGACACCGTATGGTTAAACCGTAATCAGATGGCCGAATTATTTGAGCGTGATGTAAAAACGATTGGAAAACATGTTAACAATGCGTTGAAAGAGGAGTTGCAGGATCAGACCGCAACTGTCGCAAATTTTGCGATAGTTCAAAAAGAAGGGGAAAGATCCGTAATGAGGCAGGTTGCTCATTATAATTTGGATGTTATTATTTCTGTAGGGTATCGAGTAAAATCCAAACGTGGCATCGCATTCCGTAAATGGGCAAATAAAGTTCTTCGCGATTACATAGTAAAAGGCTATGCAGTCAATGATAACCGCATGAATCAATTAAAAGAGGTAGTGCGGATTATGAAACGTACAGAAGAACAGTTGGATGCAAAACAGATTTTATCAGTGATTGAAAAATATAGCTTAGCCCTGGAGTTATTGGACGCATATGACCACCAAAATATGAAGCGGCCAGAAGGCGGAAATACTATTTATCTGCTCTCTTACGAAGAATGTAGAAAATTAATTGATAGTATGAGCTATGGAGGCTCCAGTGATGTTTTTGGTAATGAGAAGGATGATTCTTTTAAAGGAAGTATTGGGGCAATTTACCAGACCTTTGCAGGTCAGGAAGTTTATCTATCTTTAGAAGAGAAGGCAGCAAATTTGTTATACTTTATTACAAAGAATCATTCTTTTTCAGATGGAAATAAAAGGATTGCTGCTGCTATTTTCTTGTATTTTATGGATAGGAATCAGGCGCTGTTTCGGGATGGCGAAAAGGTGATTGCTGATCATACGCTGGTGGCATTGACAATTATGATTGCTGAATCAAAGCCAGAAGAAAAAGAAATGATGATTAGTGTGATTATGAATTGTATAAAGTGATCAAGAAGTAGTAGGTTCCGCCCAGGATCAATTCTGTCCTGGGAATATCATTTTTATACACTCGGGACACTGCAAGTGGCCGCAGCATTAACGAAAAAGCACACTGAAGCAGCATAGAAAGAACAGGTGAAAGGATTCAAAATCCATGAATGAAAAACGCGGACAGTATGCTTATGAGATTGGTCATGTATTTCCAACAAATCATGGCAGCATGGCTGTAATTGCAAGACAAAAGGTGGAGAGAAAACCTGATCATTTCCGGAAATACTATACATTGCGATGCGGAAGGGGCCACCAATATGAGGTTGGAGAAAGCTATTTGCAGCAGGGGCGTCTGCGCACATGCAAACATTGTCATCATCCTCCGATTGCTGAGACAGATCCGGATTTCGCCTTATGGTTTGCAGAACCGCAGATTCCAAGGGAGAGAAGCCGTTATTCGCATACACTGGCAGACTTTTATTGTCAGGAATGCGGCTCATTGGTGCGGGACAAGAGTATTCATACTGTTTATCAGAGAAAATATGTCCCCTGCCCTTATTGCAGAGATGGTATGAGTTATCCGGAACGGTATGTCAATGCGTTTCTGGCACAGCTGAATATCTCCTTTCATAGACAATACATGGTACCGTTTGAAAAAGAAGGAAAGAGAAGTCATTATAAATACGATTTTTACGATGAACCGCGAGGAATTCTTTTGGAAGTACATGGCCTTCAGCATTTTGCTCCAGATGTTTTCAAACGGCTTGGAGGTTGGTCGTTGGAGATGATTCAGGAACGTGATCGGGAGAAGGAACGGTTTGCAAAAGAAGTTCTGCATTTACAGTATATATATTTGGATTGCAGAAAATCGGAACCGGATTGGATACGAAAAGAGATTATAAGTAAATTAGCATGTTATCCGTTAGATGGTGTGAATTGGGGGAAGGTCAGACAGGACGCAAATACCTCAATGGTATTGCAGATGATAGAACTATCCAAACAAGGATACACTCAGAAACAGATTGGTGAAAAGCTTCAGGTACACCCTTCTACAGTCTGCCAAAAATTGAAAAAGGCTGAGGCGGACGGTCTGTTTGATGGAAGATGTCCAAGAGTGGAACAGGCCGAACAAAATCGTCAGCATAAACAGGAAAAAAGAATTCGATATTTGAAACAGAAAATGCGGCTGCAGGACCAGAAGAAATATTTGGAAAAAATGCAGTACAAACCGAATGAGGAACTAAAATCAAATAGCAGGTCCTGTATCTGCTGTGAACAGGAGTATCCACAGATTCAGATGTTGGGTTCTTACGTAAATACCCGAAAACCTATCCGGTTCCTCTGCAATCAGTGCGGGCAGGAATTTGAATGCTCTGCTACATGGTTTATGGAGAATCACGCTTGTCCTTACTGTAAACAGCTTGCACGTATTCAGGTCAGAATTGCAGAGAAATACGGAAAGGAAATACAGGTTCTGAGCATTTATAAAAATTGTAAAACTTCCATGACAATGTATCATACGGTTTGTAATGAAACATTCCAGATTACTTATACGGATTTTATGAAACGTGGCTGTCCGGTTTGCGGAAAACGGAATCGTATTATTCATTCAGCAGAAACCAGGAGAAATCGTGAGATTCAGAGTTTTTATCAGAAACTCCCTGAAATAGAAGCAAGAGGATATACATTGGAAAGCAATGTATGTACCAGGCTTGGAGTACCCCATAAATTCCGCTGCCATCATTGTGGGGAGATCTGGGAGGTGACGCCCGGAGCAGTTATGCATGGAAGAGATCATATTTGTATCAGCCCGTGTAAAAAGAAAACGCCGGAGCAATTTCAGCAGCAGGTGGAAGCGCTGGTGGGGGAAGAATACACTGTCTTATCAGAATATCAGAATGCTTTTGCTCATGTAAAGATGCGCCATAATGCATGCGGACTGGAATATTCTGTGGCACCGGCCCATTTTACCAGCACAGGAAGGCGCTGTCCGAAATGCAGCAGAAAACGCTAGTCGGGTTCTTCACTGAGGACCTGGAGGCACTTGAGCAGGAGGCGGTTTGTACCCCGGAATTTGGTAATGGGCGGATGTTTTATTACTATATAAAAGAAGGTTCTTCCAATGCCTCTGCCGGTGTGGGTGGGGGATATACCCGAGAAGAATAA